TCAAAATCGGCGATGAAGAATATCAGCTTATTCTAACCACTAGGGCGACAAAGGAGATTGCAAAAAGGTATGGCGGTCTTGAAAACCTCGGCACGAAACTGATGAAAACCGAGAACTTCGAGATGGCGCTGGATGAAGTGGTATGGCTGATTACGCTGCTGGCTAACCAGAGCATCCTTATACACAATCTGAAAAATCAGGATAAGCGGGAACTTCTGACCGAGGAGGCGGTGGAGCTTCTTACCTCCCCGCTGGAGTTGGCGGTATACAAAGACGCTATCATGGAAGCGATGTTCAAAGGTACGAAAAGAAATGTTCAAAGCGAGGATGACTTAAAAAACACACCGGCCGGGTGAGCGATGAAGAATTGTTCACCCGGCTTATATATTACGGTACCGTCCAGCTAAACCGCACCGAGGATGAAGTGTGGCTCATGCCTGTCGGGTACCTGCTGGATTTGTGGGAGTGCCACAAGCAGTTCTTGGGGCAGGCCAAACCGAAGCGGGAGCTGACTATCGATGACGTGATACCTTATGGAATTTAAAGATTTTGCAGGAAAGGAGGCGGTTCTGTGGCAGACGATTTTGGCCTGAAGATCGGCATTGAAGGAGAGCGCGAGTTTAAAAACGCCATCCGGGAGATCAATCAAAGCTTCAAAGTGCTGGGCAGCGAGATGAACCTTGTCGCATCCCAGTTCGACAAGCAGGATAAATCAGTTGAAGCGGTCGCTGCGCGAAACATGGTATTTAACAAAGAAATTGACGCGCAGAAAGAAAAAATAGACACCTTGGAGAAAGCGCTTGCCAATGCCGCCTCCTCTTTCGGGGAAACCGACCGACGGACGCAAAGCTGGCAGATACAGCTCAACAACGCCAAAGCGGAACTCAACAAAATGGAGCGCGAATTAGAGGCAAACAACAAAGCACTGGATACTGCGGAAAAAGAGTTTAATGAAGCGGAAAAACAGGCGGACGAATTCGGCGGCGAGATCAAAAAAGCTGCGGATCAGGCGGACGACGCAGGCGGGCGCTTCGAAAAACTGGGCGGCGTTTTGAAAGGAATCGGCGTGGCCATGGGCGCGGCTATGGCCGCCATTGGCACAGCGGCGGTAGGCGCGGGCAAGGCTCTTGTGGATATGTCAGTAAGTTCCGCGGCTTATGCCGATGAAATCCTTACCGCCTCGACCGTAACCGGCATGTCCAGCGACAGCCTGCAGGCGTATAAATACGCCGCAGAGCTTGTGGATGTGTCCTTGGACACTTTAACCGGCAGCATGGCAAGGAACGTCAGATCTATGTCTTCAGCACGGAAAGGCACCGGCGATATTGCGGACGCTTACCGGCGGCTCGGCGTTTCGGTCACAGACGCAAGCGGCAATCTGCGCGACAGCGAAACCGTCTACTGGGAAACCATAGACGCGCTTGGCAAGGTGTCCAACGAAACCGAGCGCGACGCGCTGGCCATGCAAATTTTCGGCAAGTCGGCTCAGGAACTCAATCCCCTTATATCGCAAGGTTCTGCAGGCATTGCAGAACTGACCGAGGAAGCCAGGCGCATGGGCGCGGTGATGAGCGAGGATTCACTGAACGCTCTCGGGAAATTCGACGACAGCATCCAGCGGCTCAAAGCGGGCGGCGAGGCGGTCAAGAACATGCTGGGCACCGTGCTGCTACCCCAGCTTCAGATATTGGCCGACGACGGCGTTGCGCTTCTTGGGGAATTTACTCGTGGATTATCTGAAGCAAATGGAGACTGGACAAAGATAAGCGAAGTCATCGGCAATACGGTGGGAAGCCTTGTGAGTATGCTGATGGAAAGCCTGCCGAAGCTCATTCAGGTAGGCTTGGATATCGTCACCTCCATCGGCGGGGCTATTGTGGACAATCTGCCCGTTATTATCGACGCGGCGGTGCGGATTGTCATGACCCTGCTGCAGGCTTTAATCGACGCGCTGCCGCAGATCACACAGGGAGCCTTGCAGCTTGTAATGGCGCTGGTGCAGGGCATAATCAATAATCTTCCCGCGTTGGTGGAAGCCGCGGTGCAAATGATTGCGACGCTGGCGGCCGGCATCGGGGAGGCGCTTCCGGAACTGATACCCGCTGTCGTGGAAGCCATTCTCCTCATTGCCGAGGTGCTTATTGGTAATATGGATAAAATCCTTGACGCGGCGTTTCAGATCATACAGGGGCTGGCGCAGGGCCTTTTGAATGCCCTGCCGAAACTTATCGAGGCGCTGCCGGAGATCATTGCGTCTATCGTCAACTATATTACCAACAATCTGCCTAAAATCATCGAGATGGGCATAACGCTCATCGTCCAGTTGGCCGTGGGCTTGATCAAAGCCGTCCCGGAGCTGGTCAAGGCGCTTCCGCAGATTGTCGCGGCCATCCTTGAAGGCTTGGGCAAAGCGGCCTCTTCGGTGGTCGAGATCGGCAGGAACATTGTCAGGGGCATCTGGGAAGGCATCAAGAGCCTCGGAAGCTGGCTGTGGGATAAGGTCAGCGGCTTTTTCTCCGGAATTGTGGACGGCGTAAAAAATTTCCTTGGCATCCGCTCACCGTCCACCGTTTTTGAAGGCATCGGCGGCAATATGGCGCTGGGCCTCGGCGAGGGCTTCGACAAGGCCATGGCAAGAGTGGCGGACGACATGCAAAATGCGGTGCCGACGGACTTTAATATTTCGCCTGACATTAGCGCAAACGGACGCGGCGGCTCTGGAGGCTTAGCATCCGGCCCGCTGGTCGTTGTTCAGCAGATGATAGTGCGCAGCGAGGATGATATCCGCAGGATTTCGCAGGAATTGTACAACCTGATGCAGACCGGATCAAGGGCGCAGGGCCGCTTCAGCACAGCGTAGGAGGCGAAGAACAATGGGATTTATCTATAACGGAATTTCGTCGCAAAGCATGAAAATCCGGGCCAGGCTTGCCAGATGGCAGGTGTCCCCTGCCCTGCGCAACTCCTTTGAAACTGTGCCGGGTAAAGCGGGTATAGCCGATTTTGGATGTGACATCTCCGAACGAACCATCACAATAAGCTGCGGCGTGCTTCCCCGGCGCAGCTTTGCCGAGCTGGTGTCGGTTCTGGATAACGCGGCGGAATGGCTGAATCCGGCAAACGGGCTTAAGCAGCTTATCCTCGACGACGTGCCCGACAGGTATTTCATGGCGCGGCTCTCGGAGGCGGTGGACTGCGAGCGGCTGCTGCGCACTGCCGGAAGTTTCGAGCTTTGTTTTGTCTGCCCCGACCCGTATGCCTATGCGATTGAGGATGAGGTGTTTGTTCTTTCCGGAACGGGAACGCATGCGGCGGAGAGGCTTGCGGGAAACGCCGATTCCGAGCCGGTGTATCTCTTGAAGGGCGTGATCGCCGCATCCTCCTCAAGCTATATATCCCTCATTACAAATGGAGAGGAATTGCGGATTGTCGGCCCATTATCTGAGGGCGAGACGCTTGTCATTGATTCCGGCATGGTAACCGCAAAGGTGACGGACGCCGCCGGAAATACCCTGAGAAACGGCCTGCCGTGCCTGCAGGAGCTGAACTTCCCGATTCTCAGGAAGGGCGTGAACAATATAGGGATCAGCGCCGTGAACGCGACATTCACGGAACTGAAAATACAGGCGAAAAGCCGCTGGAGGTGACCGGCGGCAATTCGCGCGCTGAACGGAGGCGGCTTTAGTGGCGATAAAATCAGTATTAACCTCTCAGGAGGATTTTACCGGAGAATTTCCTGCAACTTCGCGGACGTCCGCGCTGTGGCGGTTCAACGAAAGCGCTCCGGACGGCAATCTGCGGCTTTTGGATTCGTCCGGGCATGGCAGGCATTTTACTGTATCGGGCTGGTCGGGCACCACCGCTTCGCTTACAATTGGCCGGTTCGGACGATATTTCCGGCAGAACATCAACAACCCAACATCAGAAAAAACGCATCTTGTGGCTGCCAACGACGGCAGCATTTTCAGCAATCTGGGAGAGAGGATTGTCGTGGGCGGCTGGATCAACCCCACCACTTATTCGGTGGGGCAGGCATATTGCCCTATCTTCAACACCCGCCAGGGACCCAGTCAGCCTATTTTCTATGTATCCCTCTATCAGGGCAGGCCGCGCATGATGCTCTACAACTCGGCGGGAACGTTGATCCTTGATCAGAGCGAAACGCCGGGCTTCTCTATGGTCAACGGCGGCTGGTACTTCATCGCGGCCGTGATTGAGGTGACGGCCAAGACCTCGCAGTTTATCCTCTGCGACCGGGGCAGCGGCGCGGTCTGGATTGCACCCAAACGAACCTTCACCGGCACGCTCAATCCGTCCTGTATGGCGAATATCGTCATGGGCATGCACGCCGACACCTATTATTTCGCCGGAGGCTTCGACGACTGGTTTTTGGAGACCGATTCGCGGCTGACCATCGACGACCTGACGCAGCATTTTAAGAATGCGCTGCTGGCCAACGGTGCCGACAGCGCCGCAAGCGTGGATGCCCTGACGGAGCCGGGCGCGGTTGCGCTGAAAGCGGCAAACGGCGTTTATCCCGCAAGCGGTGTGCCGTATACCAAGGCAGCGCCCTGCGCCTTGTCCGGCAGCGGGCGTGTGGCGGTGACCAGCGAATATGCCGCAGGTGTTACGTCGGTGTCTTTGGTGGAGACATGTACAAGTGATGATCTAGTAGAATGGTCGGCATGGCAGGCTGTGGGAGCCAGCGGTGAGCTCCAATCTCCAAACCGGCAATACATCCGCTTCCGGGTGACGCTGACCACCGCCGACACGTCAAAAACGCCGAAACTGCTGGAAATCCAGCTTCACGACATCCCCAAACCGCCCTATGAAAAGCTCGGTTTTGCCCGTCCGGTGGTGCTGGATGAAAACGGGGCAGGGGAAGCCGTCCTTGAAAACGCCTTTGACGTCATCGTCACCGGCGAAGTCAACGGTGCGGATACGCTGGAGTTCAAGCTCCCGTTCCATGACCCGAAAAGAAGCGCGCTGGAAAATGAAAAGCAGGTGCAGATCGCGAGCGACATCTACCGGATCCGCACTCTGACCGACAACAAAAGCGAGGACGGGCGCATCATTACGCAGGTTTACGCCGAGGCGGCGTTTTACGACCTGTCCTTCAGCGCGGAAAAGGAACCTGCGGACTTTAACGCAGATACCGCCGACATGCCGATGAAATATGCGCTTCAGGGCACCGGCTGGTCGGTGGGAAACGTTACCGTAACAGCAAAGCGGACATGGCGGTGCACCGAGAAAAACGCGTTGTCCATCCTTCGAGCTGTACAGAACATTTATGGCGGCGACCTTGTTTTTGACAGCGCCAACCGGCTGGTGCATTTGCTTGCATTCAGCGGCACCGACAGCGGGGCGCTGTTTTCGTATTGAAAAAACCTGAAAAGCATCCAGCGGGTGGTCGATACACGCGAATTAGTGACAAGGCTTTATGCCTACGGGAAGGACGGCATGACCTTTGCTTCCATCAACGGCGGCAAGGAGTACGTGGAAGATTACAGCTTCTCCAACGAGGTGCGGGTATCGGCGCTTGACTGTTCTTCATTTGGCAATCCGTATCAGATGCTGGAATATGCCCAGATGCGGCTTGCCGAATATTCGAGGCCCCGCGTTTCATATGTGCTTTCGGCAATGGATCTATCTGCATTGACCGGTTATGAGCATGAAGCATGGAAACTGGGTGATATTGTAACGGTAGACGATAAGGAACTAGGCCTTTTGGTAAAGACACGCGTTGTGAGAAGGCAGTATAACTTGCAGGAGCCATGGAAAACAGTGATTGAGCTTTCAACTAAACTGCGGGAACTCGGCGATTCTTCAGCACAGTGGGACAAGGCAGCAGATGCGCTGTCCTCCGCAGAGTTGGTAAACCGTCAGGAAATTAAAGATATGGTACCATTCAACCATCTGCGCAATTCCAGGGCGGATGATGGTTTTGCCTACTGGGTAAATTCCGGTTTTGAAGTGGATACTGAAAATGGTGTTTCGGGAACTGCTTCCTTCAAGGCTGTCGGTGTACCTGGTATGACAAAGAGCCTTTCACAGACGGTATATCCAGCAACGCGTAAAAGCTACACTTTTTCAGCACAAATTGCTTCCGAAAACCTCGAAAAGGGTGAAAACGGCCAGGTGGGCGTTGAAGTGGTTATTGAATACGAGGACGGTACAACAGAAACAAGATTTATAGACCTGATTTGAGGGTGGTGGATATGGCATATTTCAATCAAATCGCACACAGTATTTCTCCCAAAAGTATTAGCAGAGTCAAATCTATCACCGTCAGGCTGTGCGTCACTGACTGCACCGGCACAGTGTACTTTACAGACTTATTGCTTCAGGGTGGTTCGGTTTCCACCGGATGGATCGGGCATGTATGCGAAATCCAGTGGACATTGGACGGATAAATAGGAGCAGGAGGTATTAATATGGTATAATTTGTTTGATTTATATTTTTGAAAGGATGTGCCGAAGTTGGATAATAATAAAATTAAACAGTTTCCAATAACATATTCACAACGCCGAAAAAACTCCCTTGGACCATTGCATGTAGAATGTCAAATCTCTGGGAGGTATTTAAA